AAAATAACCACATTCCATAGATAAAACGCCCTAATTTTTGTAATATATGTTTGAAATACCACAAGATAGCCTAGGATACCAAATATTCCTAGACAAGTATGCCTACCCAGGCGAAAAGACTTGGAAGGATTGCGCCCGTAGGGTAGCAAAACACGCAGCGGGAGCCGAAACCGATGAAAACAAAGAAGTGTGGGAAAAAAAGTTTTACCAAACAGTTGGTGAAGGTGACCTTATTCCTGGAGGTCGCATCCTTTACGGATCTGGTCGCCCTAACCAGAACCTACTAAATTGTTATGTACTCGACCCCGAGGATAGCGTAGAGAGTATCGGGAAAACTATTTCTGATATGTATAAGATCTCTTGTGGTGGGGGCGGAGTTGGCTTTAACTTCTCTAAGATCCGTCCACTAGGAGACAACATTCAAAACATTCCTTACTCTGCACCAGGATCTATCTCTGTTATGAAAATGATTAACGAGATCGGGACTCATGTTAGGGCAGGAAAGAACAGACGGACTGCTCTAATGGCTATCCTTAATGTCACTCACCCAGACTTCCTAGAATTTCTAGAGGTTAAGCTGGACCGTGGGGAACTAACCAACTTCAATATTTCAGTCGCTATCACCAAGAGATTTGTGGAAGCGGTAGAGAATGATGAGGAGTGGTACTTTACTTTTGGTGGAAGACACGAAAGATATGATGTATATGAGTTAGATCGCAAGTCTTGTTACCGTGATGAAACTATTAGGGTTGTAGCTAAGTCTGAAGAACACGCAGTTGGAAAGGCAACACTACATTACCTAAAGCATTATGAAGATACCTTTGAAAATCCCAGACGAGTAAAGTTACTAGCAAGGGATATTTGGAAGAACCTCATTAACAATGCCGTTGAATCTGGCGAGCCTGGAATCTTTAACATTGATTTCTCTAATGAGTTCACAAATGTTTCTTATTTTGAAGAGATGCCAGCAACTAATCCTTGCGGCGAAGAAGTTCTCCCTGCTTACGGAAACTGCTGCCTTGGTCATATTAACCTGTCTAATATGGTTGATTCAGATGGAAATATTGATTGGCGTAAGATCGCTAGGACTGTTCGCCTTGGTGTTCGGTTCCTTGATAACATTCTTACCACGAATCACTTCCCGATTCCAGAATGCGAAGCAACCGCATTTCGATCACGACGAATTGGACTAGGAGTTACGGGGCTACATTATTTTTTAATCAAAGCTGGATTTCGTTACGGGGATGAGAACTGCCTGGAGTTTACCGAGCGTTTGTTCTCCACCATTCGCAACGAAGCATACAAAAGCAGCCTGTTACTTGCCAGGGAAAAAGGTAGCTTCCAAGCATACGACTGGGAAAAGCTACGAGAAGAGAAGTACATGAAGTCTTTGCCGAGTCGTATCCGATCTGACATCAAAAAGAACGGGCTACGCAATGCGGTTATCCTCACGGTTGCCCCTACAGGCACAGTGTCTATGGTACACGGCGTTTCTACTGGTCTGGAGCCTATCTTCTCTCCTGTCTATAAGAGACGCTGGAGAACGGGTACAGACGGCGTGTGGAATGAGACCATTGTAATTGACCCTTTGTTCAAGGATATGTACTTGAGGGGTAGAGATATCTCTCACTGTGTTGGAGCGTATGATGTTACGCCAAGTCAACATATTGCCATGCAAGCAGTTGTCCAGGCTCACATTGATTCCGCTATATCTAAGACGATCAATCTTCCCGCTGAGTTTAAAGCAAGCGAAGTTCAGGATGCCCTCTTGAGTTATGCTAATGAACTAAAGGGGTGTACAATGTACCGCCAGGGTTCTCGCGGTAATGAGCCTTTGGAACCTGTCTCAATTGACGGGCTAGACCTAGACAAACTATTCCAAGAAGGAAAGATTGAAGCGGAGTTAGCTCCACAAGAGGATTGTGCTACGGGAGCTTGCGAAATCTAATGACTAAATGCAGACATGAGTTTCGTGCGCCGGATATGGTGGCAAAAAAGTGGAAGTGTACTCAATGCCATAAAGAAGTGCAGCCGTTTGAAGGGCAGGAGGTTATTGATGACTCCCCCTGTGATCATAAAAGTTGGTCCTCTAAAATATCTGAAAAAACTTTAAAGAAGAACGGCGATTATGATTTTGTATGGGAAAAAACTTGCCTAGAGTGCTATGAAAGTTTACCGAGAGACTGGGGAAAAAGAGGCGTGTGGCCTGGGGACTTAAATACTGATAACATTAAAGAAATGCAGTTTCAGTGTCAAAACTATGAATGCGATCTTCCTGGAGGAAGAATCCTCTGGGCTAATCTAGAGGAGCCTCCTGAGTACATTCCGTACCATGCGGAATGTCCTGTGTGTAAAGGGCAGATGGATTTTATTCCTACCCTGTCACTAAACGGGATTGTCGTGGGTACAAATAATCCAACTTATTCTCGCGCAGCGGCTGACTCTGAGCATAAGTGGATGGAGCTTCAAATCGAAGAATCTAAGAAAGCCCTTAAAGGGAAAACTGGAGCAGCACCTTACTCCAAAGCAAAAATTAATTATGAATACTGGGAAAAACAAGGAGTTGCTAAGAAAACTACATTTGATGAGGGCGAGGAGAGAAAGCGTCTTCTTGTCGAACGAAACAAAGCTGTTGCATCTAAATCCAAAGACAAGATTGACAAGGAAACAACTAAAGAATATGTTGGACGAACCAAGAATGACTAAGCCATGCTACACAGGAACCAAAAAACTAAAAATGATTAACTCCTTCCCTCATGTCTATATTTTCAATGAGTCTAACAATCCTGACCCGGAGTATCAAACTGAGGGAGCCGCTGGATTTGATTTAGCAGCCTCTGAGGATGTGTGGATCTACCCTGACTGCGTAACCCTGGTTCCCACGGGTATGCGTATGATCATTCAGCCAGGGTGGAATGGAGAGGTTAGGCTGAGAAGTTCACAAAGTCTGAGAAATTTGATCATTCCTAACGCTCCGGGTACTATTGACTGCGATTACCGAGGAGAGATAAAAATAATCCTAGCTAATCGCTCCCATGAACCCATTAAAATTGAGGAGGGCGAGCGTGTCGCCCAGATGGTTATTTCCCCAGCTATCCAGGCAAGATTGGTGAGAATTCCCGATCTGGATGTCTTTAATACTGTAGACGAAGCCTCCAATTCATCAGGCTCCAGAGGAGTCTCTGGCTTCGGTTCGACAGGTAAGAAATAATGACCCAATACTCATTTCAAGAATCTACACAACAAGGTATTCTGTGCTTGTCGAAGTATGATGAGAACTTTCTAGTTCAAGTCATGCCGATGATCAAAGCTGATTACTTTGAGTTTCCTAGTCACGGGCGCATTTGGGATTCGATTGTTTCCCACTACCTAAAGTATAAGGAGACTCCAAATGATGATCAAATCATTGACTTTGTAAAGGCCGAGAAATCCGATACCGAAAGGTTATCTGACTATATCTATGAACTAGAGCAAATCAATAAGCTAGACATTCAAGCAGAGGCTAACCCGGAATACTACATTGATTTGGTAGAGGAGTTCGCCAAAGAGCAGTCAATTAAGTCCGCCATTTTGGAGTCGGTTGATCTTATCAAAGGAAAAAAGTTTTCCTTAATTGAAGATAAGATTCGCGCTGCCCTTAATGTAGGGAGGACGGTTGATCTTGGTCAAGACTATATTGATGACTACGACGAGCGTATTGAGAGATTAAGTAATAAGTCTATTGCTCCCTCCTTTAGAACCCCATTCGACTCCGTGAACTATGAGCTAGAAGGGGGAATGTGCCGCAAAGAGTTTGCAATGGTAGTTGCACCTCCAGGCGTAGGCAAATCTATCTTTCTTGTTAATCAATCAGTTAGGTCTATCCTTGACGGTCACAATGTTCTTTATATATCCCTTGAAATGAGCGAGGATCGAATCGCGCAACGAATTGACTCAATCCTTACTCGCACCAAGCTATCGGAGGCAAAGGAAAACAACTCTATTGTTGCATATCGCCTCAAGGCAATCCAAGACAAGCTGTCAGAGAGCGGTAAAGGGATGGGCAAACTAAAAATCAAAGAGTTTCCAACTAAACGACTTACTATTCCTGCTCTTAGGGCTTACATGAATCAGTTAGAGAACTATGAAAAATTCAAACCTGATGTCCTTGTAGTTGATTACCTGGAACTAATGACCGGGGATGACACTATGTCAGAGTATCAGATTCAGGAGCGTTTGGCTCAAGAGCTTCGTGGTATTGCAGTTGAGCATAATTTATTGCTATGGACTGCTACCCAAACTAACCGAGAGGGGCGCAAGGTGGAAACCATTACCGATACTGAGCTTGCTGATTCTTATGGCAAGATTCGTGTAGCCGACCTTTCATTCTCCATCAACCAGCGCGAAGAAGAGTTCGACAAAGGAGAAGCTAGAGTGTACCTAATGAAGTCCCGCAACGGACGCGCTAGATATACCGTGCCGATCAGGGTAGACTACTCTAGATTAATCATGTCACAAAAATGAGCTTCAACAGACCAGCTATAATCCTTTACGGAGGTAAGGTATTTAATATAAAATACACTACTAACACACTCAAGACGGAAGATACTTGGGGCTATGTAGACTTCGGAAAAAATGAGATTATGATCTACACCAAAGGTATTCAAGAAATCTCTATCGCAGAGACGCTTCTACATGAGTGTTGGCACATCGTAATGGAATATGCTGGTATGGGAGGCTCAACAGAAGGTGAAATGCCAACACCAACTAACGAGTATCTCGCCGCTCTTTGCGGGTGTGGACATTTCATGCTACACGCCCAGAATCCAGAGCTTATCGCGTATATAAACGAGGTATTACTTACACAATGAACGCATCTAAAGAGATTATTGAAACATACGAAACGCTGGAGGATAAATACCAGCAGTATGTAAAGGCTTACACAAGCCTAGACTCAAATAGCGTAGACTCCCTATTAGAGAAGCTACCTACACACCACGCTTTCTTTGGTGGAGTTTACGCTTACGCACGGTCACTATATGACCAATCAGTTGCTGCTGTGGAACGAGTAGAAGCTGAACTAAAAATTAAGTTCCGAAACCAACTACTAACCGAAGGAAAAAAGGCAACTGTTGACGCTACAACATCTGAAGTTCTGGCTTCCCCAGAGTTTCAATCTGTTAAAGCTGCATCAGAAAAAGCTCAGTACAAAATGCTCTTGGCAAAGAACTTGCTCAACAGCCTGGAGTACGCAAGAGATATGCTAATTCAAATTTCCGCTAACCGAAGAAACGAATCAAAACTAATATAATGTCAATTGACCTAAACAAACTACGAGAAAAGTACGCCTCCCTAAACAAGCAGGGCGGCGGAGGCAACCAGGACTTCCTTGAGAAGTTCTTCATGCTAGACGAGGGTGAGGCGTATGTACGCATCTTGCCTTGGGATAAGGATGACCAGGAATGGTACGCCGAAACCGCCATCCACAGAATCAATGGTCGCAACTACCATTGCCGCAAGGTTCAGGATGAAGAGTGTCCCGTGTGCGATGCTTACTTTGCCGCGTGGAAGCGCATTGAGGCTACTGGTGGTCGTAACGCAGGAAACAATGAAGACGCAGCCTCTGCTGCTCGCGCTCTTCGTGCCAACAAGCGTTACTACCTCAACTGTATCGACCGTCGCAATGGGGATGTAAAAATTCTTTCTATTGGGCAAAAGCTGTTCAACAAAATTCTACAGACCGCCCTTGATGAAGATTACCTTGGGGACAACGAGGAGAGCGTTTTTGACCTTAAAGAAGGTAACGATCTAAAGGTTGTAAAGGAACTAATCGGAGGCTATCCTAACTACGATAAGTCTTCGTTCCGTCCGAAGAAAACTCCTGCTGCATCCGAAATGGAGACTAATGCTGCTATGGAATCCCTTCATAACATCCACGGACTTGTTAAAATCGGAGACTACGCTGAAATGAAAGAGTTTGCCGAGGAGACATCTACCCTAATCAACCAAATCATCAGCCCTTCAAGGTCTTCCGAAGGAAGCTCCGAGGGAGGCTCTAAGTCTGAAGATGGTAACGAGGACTACCTATCTCACCTTTCAGGTGATCTGAAGTTCTAAAACCTAACATTAAAAAGGCTCCGTTCCCATTCCGGCGCGGAGCCTTATTTTTTGAAAACCTTCGGCAGTAACACTACATAGAATATGAACTGTAAGGTTTGCAATAAAGATTTACCAAAAGAAAATTTCTTCTTTCGATTGGATACTGGTAAGTATCGCTCAGACTGCAAAGACTGTTGCCGAGAAGCTGCTAAGATTCGCAGAAGGTTATCAGGAACTCCATCAAGGGAGGACTGGCTAAAATCAGTTACTAAGTATAACACTAAGGAAGAAAGGAAGGAAGCCGCTAGGAAACGCGCAAAACAGTGGTATATGGATAATAAAGGTAAATTACCTTAAAGAAATACGACTAAACAGACTTTAACTACTATAACAGGCCACACCCCTAATAAACAAAACATACGATGAATATCGAAGATTTAGAAAAGACGGAGACTAAGGAAACACCCGCCATTTCGACAAAGCGCAAGCTACGCATTCTAGCTTGCCCGTCGAATCACGGCGGGTGTTCTTAGGTATCTTATTACCGAATTTTAATGCCAATTAAGAAGTTGGTAGAAAAGTATCCTGATGAAGTTGAAGTTAGATGGGATGACAACCCGCTTCAATGGGACAGGGAAAAACAAACTATGACTCCCTCTGGCTTTCAATATGAAAACTTTAAGTGGGCGGATATTGTATTTACCCAAAACATTCATAACTTTGGAGGGGGTTACACAATAGAGATTTTAAAGCAAGGACACGCTCATGGTTGCTTGACGCACTTTGATACGGACGATCTCCTTACTAATCTTTATGAGGGGCATAGAATGTATGAACTGTATAAAGAAAAGAATCTTTCAGAACTAACCAAATATGTTTATAACAATGTAGATCTTGTAACTGTTACCCAAGCTAAGTTCGCGCAGAGAATCCAGCCCCATGTTCGTGGGTGTCTAGCGATTATAAAGAATGCAATTGATTTTGATCTTGACTGCTGGAATACTCCTAGAATCGAAGCTAACAAGGTAACTAGGTTTGGATGGGCAGGAGGTATTCATCACGATGTTGATGTAAAACAGTTCCGAGGAGTACCCCACATCGTCAACCAAAAGGTTGGCATGGAGAAAGTGCATTGGGGCTTCTATGGTAGACCCCTTCCTCCTATGGTGGATGGAAAGCCAGATTGGGAGGAGTGGCAACAAGATGTCTGGAGAGGTTACGAGAAAAACCTATCTTTTGGCATGGGAGCTAAATCTAACTACAATATTTTTACCGCCCAGCCACCCGATAAGTACGGAGTGTTTTATGCGAACATGGATGTTGCTCTAGCTTTCCTTGAACCTAACGAGTTCAATGATTCCAAGTCAGAAATCAAACTCGCAGAAGCTGGTCGTTATGGAGTACCACTTGTGGCTACTAATGTTGGCTGTTATGACGAGCATATTGTCAATGGTATGAACGGTTACCTTATTCCAGAGGAAAACAAATCAAAGGACTGGGTTCGCGTTCTGTCTAACCTAGCTAA